CGGGAAACGAGCTTTTTATGTCCCTTTTCGGGATATAATAGTTACGACTTTGTCAACAAGTGTGATGAGTGAGTTTATGCGAAAGCATGATTACTCATTCAGTTCTTATCTGAAGCTTCGGGGAAGCGGGTTTAAGGCCAGGTCAAAAGTTTTGGCTAATGTCTGATCCATGCCCCATCGCCTTAGAATGTATTTTGTGTTAGATCGATCTAGATATCTAGATTGGTTGTCTTGGATCTCAATGCGCAGTTATAATTCATCCTACCGTATCGATTCGGAAGGGGCAATTGGATTAATCCATGAGCTTCTTCGCGTTCGTGCGGGTAGGTTAACTGTGTTGATGAGAAGACTGGATGATCAACGATATCGTGATTCTGCTCTTTCAGCTCACCACCCTTTCTTTATCCAGCTCCGTAACTCCGATGTGAATCGTTTTATTCACTCCACTTTATACCCGATGGGATTTAATTCTCAACAGGTATTACCTGGGTTAGACTTTGAATTAGAGTCTTTCTTTGGAAGTGGTGTTCATACGTTGGAGGGATTGTCAGTAGTTCAACTATTGCAATTTGCAGAGTTTCTACGGGAAGGGAATTTGGTGTATGAAGAGCGATCAACTCAAATATGTTCTTTAGGGTGATTTGCCCCAGTAGCTAGTGTAAATCAGTTTACTGATTTGCAGCTAGCATACCGAGACTGGGTGCGATGAAATTCCTTTTTTGTATCATCAGAGCGGAGGTTGCTTGAGAAAAAGTTACCAGGAGCGTGAGGACCTTTTCAGAAAGTCACGTTTGATGCGTGGTTCCCGAGAGGGAGCTACTCGTTCTTTCCTTGAAGAGTTATGGTTGGCTGATCCTTTGGGATCTATGCCCTCCTAACTTTGTTGGATTTAGAGTTTGTCGGCCCAGATTTGAGACCCTATGCGACCTTAGGTGGTTCGCATGGTCCGTCTTTTATCTGGTACCTCCTTGGTGCTGTCTGGGTGTATGCGCTACTTTTCATGTTGTGGATGTTTATTCCTGACCCATGCGTTATGCATGCAGTCAGTTTAGACCTCGATGTTATTCAGGAACCTAATCCCGAATATTTCGTTCCACTAATGAAGGATGCAAGTACTGCTGTGAAGTTCGGCTTTACAGAAACAGGCAGTTACCGGGATTTTCCGTCTCTTTGTTCTGCTTGCGATTTGTGTATGGATTGATGCAGTTACCCTTCGGGGTTCTGCCCTTTCCATACTCTCGCTTAGAGAAGATAAGATGTGACTTTCCATATTGTCTGGTGTCCCGCAAGGGATTACTCAGGCGAATAGTTTCGAG